NGAGATATCAAAGCAGTTTTTTAGCATAATCCAGCACTCTTAATTAGTCTGATCAATAGCACAAAAGCGAAAGCAATTAACAAGTACACACCGATATTGCCATATAGCAAGCCCCCCAGCTGCCCCTTAAGCCAACCAGAAGGGTAGTCCAAGAGGTCCGTGAGAGAAGTCCCTTTACCGCCGTTTTTGGTGTACATCATGGTCTGGATGAGCGCGTCTTTAGATTTGACCACAAAAGACCAACCATCTTCTGACTGGACAGTTCCCCTAAAATCGACTTCGGCGGCAGAAGGGTACCAGAGGGCACTGAAGTTATAGATGTCAATGCCTATTGGTTCATCTACCACGGTTGTGCAAGGATGGTTGTCCCCAACATGGGTCCACCTGCCGTCCACATATGCACTGTCTCCCACGCAGTTGGTGTTGTTGGCCACACTGTCCACGCACTGATGTAGCAGAAACTTGTCCTCTGAGATGAATCTGCTAGAAACGGGTGCTTTGATCAGTCTGCCGATAAGTCTCTCGTCGATCTTGGCGATACTGGATATCACTGTGTCCAAAATTTCTGACAGCTGCCTAAATCGTGAATCCAGTTCAGCAAAAGATGCTCTGAGCCCTTCCAGCTCAAATGCCTGTGCTGCACTGAGTGCGTGGAGGTCATCTATGGAGGCTGTCACCACAGTCCAGCTTTTATTACCAAAGGGCAGGTCCTTGCTTTTCTCGTGAGCTCTTTCTTTGTAGACAGCTTCCAGCAGTTCGTCCTTAGAGAAGTTGTAACATGCATATTGATGACAAAATTGGTGTGAAGTCACTTCGAAGAAGTTGGTCCCGTCTTGGCAAAACGCTTTCTTGGTCTTCCTTTCTCCTACCCAATAGTCTGGATCTACGAAGCAGCTGATTTTTACTTCTTCCCTCTGTATTTCGAAATTGTCTTTGACCAGATATGAGAAGTCCTTCTCAGTCCAGAACAGAGGCTCCCCAGCAGAGTGTTCCACAGTGCTTCCATTAGGCAGAAGAGTGCTGACCTTTACTTCATTCTTTACCCACTGCAAATTGAAGAATACGGGGGAGGTGGTGACTCCGCATCTCCAGTCGATGTTGCACATATGGTATGCGAATTTCCAGTTAGCATCTCTTCTGACGAGCTCCTTCCTTGGCGCCCAATGTTTGGCAGGGTCCAGCTGTCCCAGGCATGCATAGGAATCGCTCCCCCAGCAATCATGGCAGATGTCCCCGTATGAACACTGGTGAGATGATCCCCAAAGCAGTAACTCATCTCTGCTGGGCGGGTAATGCAGTAGCCTAGCATTACAACCAGTATTAGAATCAACGAGGCCACCGTTATAGCAGTAAGCCACCCAGGCTGTGCGATAACCAGCGGTAAGTAGCTCATTTTGTGCAGAGGTTGTGTATCTGGTGGCCGAATACAACTTCTTGGATACAGTGACTGGCTTGGGTTTATATCTGTCCAATATATATGGGCCTGTGGCTGTTTTTGTATTGCAGTCAGGTTCTGCTACCCCTAAGGATAGCAGAAGCAGTGCAGTCTGAAGGAACATCTGCTTGTTTTTGCT